CGATGATCAGGGTAGGCGTGTTGGCGTTGGGGGCGGGGAAGGGGGCGAGCGTGGTGGGCTCAGGAACGGGAAGCTGAGTGGGCTCGGGCTGGGGCTCGTTGGTCGGCAAGATGTCGAGCTGCGGGGCGTCGATCACGGTGCTGTATTCGACCAGGCCGTCATTGGTCCAACGGGCGGGCGCGATGCCGAGGGGCACGCCGCGCAACAAGAACTCGAGCGAGAATGACATGAGCCCGGCTTCGTTCGTGGCGACCGAGCCTTCGCGTGGGAGCGAGACGAGCTCGACGTCGACGTTGCCCTCGCCGCTGGGATGCGCCAGCTCGCGCCAGCGCTGAAAGAGTAGCAGGCAGGTATCCTGCATGGCGAGGATCTCCGCGCTCGTCTCGGCGAAGCCGACGAGCGTGAAGGTCAGTAGGCAGTACTTGGGCTCGCGCGAGCGCGTGAAGCCCTCGTCATCTTCCTCGCTGTCGAGCGAGTTTTGCTGCGCGATCGGGTCGTTCTCCATGCGAGGACCGATCACGGCGTAGGCCGGAGCCTCCGCGCGGTTGAAGATCCACACGTCAGCCCCCGCCTCGCTCGACAGCGGGAACGCGTAGTCGGGGTGCGGTTTGTGCCAGACGCGAGGGTGCAGCCACGACCGGAGTCGGTTGATCACGAGCTGCATGAGCTGGGACAGGTAGGAGTCGGGCTCGTTGGTCTGGGGGCGTCGGTAGCTCCACGCGAGTTCGCTGGTGGTCGATTCGACGATGGCGCCATCGGTGTCGAGGTTCTCGACAACGATGTCGACGTCGAGCTCGGGCGAGGGCAAGCCCGTCGTCGGGTCTGCGGCGCTGGCCAGCATCGTCTCGATCGAGACGGCGGGGGAGCGAACGACCAGTAGGGTGCTGCTCTGCGCGAGTAGCTCGCCAGCGACATCGCCGAACTTCACGCGCACGCTGGGTGGCGGCGCGGCGAACGGGGGCTTGACGCTCGGGCTCGGGTGGCCCGGCGCGAATCCGCTGCCTTCGATCCGCACCATGGTGCCGCCCAAGGTGAGTCCGAACTCGGGGCTGATCGTGCCGATCGTGATCACGTGAACCTCGCCATCGCAGCTGCGATCGCTGCGTGCACGCGGGCGATCCGCCCGGGGTCCTTGCCGTAGGCGTTGCGCACGGGCGCAAGCCAAGGTCGCGGCCGGATCACGATGATCATGATGCCGTCGCCGCTGGAGCCGCTGTGCGGCTGGCTGGTGCGTGGCACGCCCATCTCGCGCAGCTTGGCGATCACCCCTGGGGTGACGTGCTGCGCGATGATCGTGCCTTCCTCGAGCTGCTGCCCGAGGCGCGCGAGCGGGTAGCCGCGGCGGTTGCGGGCGCTGTTGGAGACACCCACGAAGAAGCTGTCGCCCGCGCGCTTGACCTGGATCGCGGCGATCAGCTCGCCGCGATCGAGTAGGGGCGTGTTGTTGCTGTTGCCTTTCGCAGCCCTGGTCGCGCGTGTGGTGGGCTCGAGCTTGGCCGGCCGCTTGCCGATCAGCTTCTTGCCACGCAGGTGATTGACGAGCATTTCCTGCACGAGCTGAGCTTCGCGCTCGAGCGCTTGTCGAATCGCTCGCTTGACGGCGATCGCGTTCGCGAGCGAGAGGGCGCGTCGCATGCGGGCCTCGCCGGTGATCTGCACGTCGATCATGGTGCGGCGTTCCCCTTCGCTCGCGACTCGTAGGTCATGACGCACAGGTTGCGATTTTGGGCCGACAGCCCGAACGAAGTGTCGTCGACGCGCGTGGCGTAGGCATCCTCGAACGTGCAAATCTGCACGCCGTCGAGCTTGTAGGCAGCCAGCAGACGATCTCCTGAGCGCATCTTGACGTGCCCATCGGCGGACACGAGCCCCGCCTGCTCGAGCTCGGCGTAGTGGTAGACGATCTGCAGCTTGAGCTTGGGCTGGTTGCCGGTCTGGACCATGCCTTGCTGGTAGGTCGTGAGTCGGGCCAAGCCGTTCTCGATCTGTCCGAGCACGCGCACGGGTAGGAAGTACTTGGTCGCGATCTCTCCTCGCGGGTTGCCCTTGGCCGGCAGGCCAGGGGCAGCGGCGAGCCGCGGCTGGCCGAGGACGTCGTCGAAGCCACTGTCCGCCCGCGTTGCCTCGACGTCGATGCGCGCCAGCTCGACGCGCACCGGGAAGATCAGGCGACCACGCGTCGTCATACCGCCCCGATCGACGGCGGACGCCGGTAGCGGACGAGGATCATGTCGATCGCCGGGTCGCCGGTGTAGACGCCCTGCAGCGCGCTCTTGTTGGCGTCTGCGTACTCGATCTCTTGCTCGCGCGTCTTCTCGCGCTTGACTGGGCCGCTCGCGCCACCCGAACCACCCGCCGCCATGGCGAGCAGATCTTTCTTGACCATGCGCCGGCAGACCTCGCGGATCAGGAGCGGGGTCGAGCGGTCCGGCTCGACGTAGCCGAAGGATCCGATGATCAAGACGTTCTGCTTGCCCTTGGGGAACACACCGCCCCAGCCAGGCACGACGCGATGCGCGGTGTCAGTGGTCAAGCGCAGCACGATCTTGGGGCACTGGCGATCATCGGGCTTGAGCTGACCGAGCCGCACATGGCGGTCGTAGATCTCCAGGTCGGTCAGCGCGATCTCGGTGGGCTCGTCGTTGTCGGCCCAGTAGTCGACGGCGACGCTGGTGATCTCGACGATCGGTGCGTCGAGATGCATGGTGGTCGTGCCGCGACCGTCGAGACGGAGCTCCATCTCGCGCGCGTAGAACCACTGCCCGGTGTAGTGGTCGATCATGCGCGAGTTGAGCTCGATGCTGGCGAGCAGCGTGGCGTCGTCGGCGAGCGTGGTGGTCACGCCACGGGCCCGCATCTCCTCGATCGTGGTGTAGAGTGATGCGTCGCTCGAGCCAACGAGGGGGACGATGTCGAAGGCTTCGACGAACGAGAACTCTTCGCCGAGCGCGTCGAGCTTGAACCACCAGTTGATCGCGTGGGTGCCGATCGGTTCATCGATCGGCACGTCCCACTTGGCAAGGTAGTGGCCGAGACCGAGGCGGTTGCCACCATCGGAGCAGAACTGCTCGACGTCAGCGGCTTCGCGCCCGGCAAGGGGAAAGACTTGGGCAGGCACGAGCGGGTTGGTGACCAGCTCGAAGATCGCGTACTCGACGACGGCGGCGTCGGTGCGCTCGCCGTCGACGGACGTGTAGAGGTCCAAGACGGGCGACCCGCAGTCGCTCGCCTGCCCTTGGGCAAGTGCGGGTCGCGAAGAGCTCATCAGTCGAAGTCGTCGACGTCGACGACTTCACCGTCGTCGGCTTGGGTGGGCTCGAGCTCGACGGGCTCGGGAGCGGGCGGCGGAGGTTCCGGGGCCGCCTTGGGCTTGGGCGGGCGGCCGCGGCCTCGCGCAGGCGCTTGCTCGGGAGCTTCGGCGGGCTTGGGCTTGGGCTCGGGAGTGGGGGCTTGGGTGGGGGCGTTGGGCGACTCTCGGAGCGCTTCGGCGACGGTGCGTCGCTTGTTGCTGCTGGTGCGTGCCTTGATCGTCTCGCGCTGCTCGAGCGCCAGCGCTTCCTCGCGCGAGCAAACGTCGAACACGAGCGGCGCGCCGCTCTTGTCGGACTCGCGGGCGAGCGCGAGCGCGGCGAGCAGGTCGCGGTTCGGACGGGTGAGCGGCCGCCAGCCCGTCGCCTTCGTGATCGTGAGGCGCTCGGGCTTGCGGAGCGTGTGCGAGCCGCGGATCGAGTCGGGCTTGATCCGCACGAGCCACACGCTCGGGCCCTTGCCGGTTTCGAGGTAGGTGTTGATCGCGCTCATGGGGCGGTCGTTCCGATCGTCGGGTAGGGGATCCGGCTGATCACGCAGGCCGTGATCGCGTCGGTCGTGTTGAAGGTCAGCGTGGTCGTGGTCGCGCCGTACTCGACCTTGACCTGGCCGGCGCTGGGCGTGCCGGAGCTGATCTGCTGCTTGGGTCCGGCGGACGAGCCGGCGGTGGCATGGACGGCCACGACCAGCACCTTGGCGTTGATCGTGGCGACGTGACTGGTGACGCTGATCGAGTTCGACCAGCCGGGCTCGGGCGCGAGGGCTGCCAGGTCCGTCGCGATGTCGCGCAGGACCGTGGCGAGGGGCGGGTGTCGGTCGTTGCCGCTGCTGGGCGTCAGACCGCTGCCGCCGGTGCCGTAGTCGGGCTTGATCTCGGCCATGATCAGCCCCAGAAGGTCATGAGCCGGAACGTCGACCCCGAGAGGTCGGTCGCGTTGGCCGGTTGGGTGTTGTCGGCGAGGGCCCGCACGACGAGCTTGTCGTTGACCGCGTCGTAGCGGAGGTCGTAGGTCGTGCCGGGGTGGTTGTTGTTGATCGCCAGCAGCTTGAGGCCGCTGAGCGAGCCGCCCTGCGGGCGAGCGGCGGCGATCAGGCCGCGCAGCGTCGCCTCGAACGTGGCGGTGCCGCCAGTCGGGTAGGCGTCGTCGCCGGTGAGGGTGATGTCGATGAGGCGGAGCGGCGACGCGTCGGTGCCGACGTCTCGATTCAGGACGATGGTGTCGATGGCCATGATGGTTGGATTTCGATGGTGGTGAAGGTGTCCGGGGGTGCAGGCAGCAACACAGAGCGAGCGAAACCGGCTTGGGTCAGGCGGCCGCGAGGATGTTCTCGACGCGCACGACGGCGGGCTCGTGCTCGTACTTGGTCGTCATGCGCATGGACATCAGGATCGCGACGATGCCCGCGCGGGGGATCGCCTCGGTCACGACCTTCATGCGGCGCCACCAGCCGACCAGCATGTTGTTCGGGTCGCAGAGCAGCATGCTGGTCATGTTGTTGCCGACGCCCTGGTCCTCGGGGAACAGCGGCACGTCGACGACCGGGATCGAGCCCCACGTCGGCTGCTCGTTGGAGTCGAGCGCCGTGTCGCCCATCGGGGTCATGCGGTTGGCGATCGTGTCCGTGTAGTCGACCTGCGCGTTGCTCGACGTGAAGAAGCGCAGGCGGTTCTTGTTGCGCCGGAACTCGGTCGGCATCGCCTTGAAGGCGTCGCGCAGGATCGACTTGTTCAGGGTGTCGCCACCGGCGTCGACGACGTTGGTGGTCGCCGCGACCAGGTACCCGTCGAAGAGCGCGAGGTAGTCGTCGGTGCTCGTGTCGTCCCCGCTGACCAGCAGCTCCTCGATGTCGGTCGAGGCGCGCTCGCCCATCAGCTCGATCACGGTGTTGCGCAGCGACTCACCCTCGACGTTGTCCTCGAGGTCCTCGTCGGTCAGGTCGACCTCGGCGCGGATCAGGGACGTCTGCAGCTCGATCTGGCTGGTGGTCGGCTTGTAGCGGTCGTTGCTGGCGACGGGCGTGCCCTCGCTGCCGGCCCGCAGCATGCGGCCCGCCATCTGGATCTTGGGCACGCGCTGCTGCGGGGCGCGGAGCGGCACGATGCGCGCCGACGCGAGCAGCGGGCTCGCGTCGATCGCGATGCGCATCAGCCGGGCGGCGCTGACGGGAGGGAGGTAGCCGCCATCGGTCACCAGGTCGGAGGTGAGCAGGTCGGCCTTGCGGGCGAGGGTCATGTTGTTGTTGGTCATGGTCTCTTTCTCGTGGCCGGATCAGCGGGCCTTGCCTTGGCGGAACTCGGAAGGGAACGTGCACGCCTCGGGCGTGCTGGTGTGGGTGTGGATGCTGGCAGGTACGTAGGTCTTCCCACGCAGCTGCTCGTTTTCGTCGCGGAGGCGTTTGACGAGGTCGGTGCTTTGCTTGAGCAGCGCCACGAGCTCCGGGTCGCTGCCGGCGACGGGCGCAGATTTGCTCAGGGGCGAGAGGAACTCGGCGACTTGCCCGAGCGCAGCGACGACGTCGGGGTCGCTGGACGCTCGCTTGCGAATGGCCTGCAACGCCGTGATGGCCTTGTCGACCTTCGCAGCGATGTCGGCCTTGCCCATCTCCTCGCTGTTGTCCTCGTCATCCTGCTCGGCGTATGTGTCGAGCAAGTCCTGCGCGCCTTCGATCGCAGTGTCGGGCACATCCTCGACCTGGTTGATGCGTGCGCGCGCTTGCGAGAGGCCGGCAGCGATCGCCACGAGCTCGCCGTCGACGACGTCGGCGAAGCCCAGCTTGTAGCTGCCTTTGAGCTCGGCGTTGGCCGAGTCGTAGAGGCAGAACGCGCGCCGGGCCATGGCCGGGTCGGGGTTGTCGGGCCAACCGGCCCACGCGAACACGCGGGCGGCGGCTTGCGAGCCAGACCAGCTCATGTCGTAGTTGACGTCGAGGTCTCGGTCGCCGGTCGCGACCCAGTTGGGCTCGGCCTTCTCGACGCTCTTGCGCGCGAGCAGCGGTCGGCCGTTGGCGCCAGCAGGCACGAGCGAG